TATCTGCTACTCCAGCGGCTTTGCCTTGGTTGTAAGCAAACTCAAAAAACTTGTCAATGTCAGCAGCTGCTGCCAATGTTTTGTGATACTTCTCAGCGTCTTTAATTAAGCCATTTTCATCCACGAATTGATTTAAGAAATTCTCAACGTTGGACTGTTTTTCTCTTAATGTCTTACCGTCTGCTGGTTTAAACGTAACTTTTTCTTCGCCTAATGTAAAATTGAAACCTTCAAAATTATCAGACAATACTTCGTTCGTTTTTTCAGCAAAATAAGTAGAACGCTTTTGAACGTCACTAGCACTTGCTTGGCTCGATTCTTTATACTTCTTATAAGCTTCGTAGCTTTCTTTGTCTTCATCAGAAACAAAACCTCCAGTTGACACAAGTGGGGCTTTATACTGTTCCTTTAGAGACTCAAAATGCTTTGTTGCTTTATTAAGCTCTTGTTTTAGTTCGAGTTGTTTTTCAATTACTTCGTCCTCATCATCAATTTCCTCATCGTAATTGAATTTCTTCATTTTGAATTCAATTTCTCTGTCAGATAATGTTGGGTCTGATTCCTTGTAAAAGTCTCTGATTAATTTCTTTGGGTCAACTGTTGTGAAGTCACGTTGTAACTTTTGGTAGTCATCCCATGTACGTCCTGTTTCTTTCTTGTATTTCAAGAATGCCGCCACGTCCTCTGGTACTTCTACCTTTGGTTGGTTCAACAGTTCGTTAAATTCATCAAGAGATTTAACTTCTCTATTTGTTTTTGTTTTAATAAAAGAAAGAACTTCATCTTCAGTTAATTCTGCCTTAGTTACAACTGTTTCGATCACATGATCTACTACTGATGCTACTGGAGGATTATCTGCTTTAATTTCGTCTTCATGCTTTTGGACCAATTCTTTTTCTACCTCTACGGCAGATCTAGACTCCCCATCAGTCACTTTCACTCCTTTGATTTCCATTTATATTTGATTTAAATTGTTACAAATTTAACAAAAAGTTTAATACGAGTGTTTTTTGTTAAATTACTTAGGTCCAAATGCTGAGAAATCAAATGCATCAAAATTGTCATTTGTGCTTTCAAAACTCTTTGCTGGAAGATTATTTTGTCTTTGTTCGATCAAATCAGACTGACGGGTAGCCTCTAAGTCCACTCGCTTATCCTTTCTGTCTTCCTTTTCCTTTTCCTTTTTATTTATACCCTCAACCTCCATTCCTTTCAGTTGCATGTTATAGTTAAATTCCTGCTCCATTAATTGACGCTTGTACTCAACCTCGGCACCCATTCGCTGAATATCCAATGCAACTTCATTTTGTTTGATTTGCATTTTTGATTCAGCTTCCATTTGGATTTGCTCTTTCTTAGCTGATGTAGCTGCTTGTTGAGACTGTGCGTTAAATTCTGCTTGTTGAGCTGCCAATTGGTCTTCACGCGCTCTTAAATCTTCTTGTCTAAGTCGTCGCTTAAGTTTTAATACCTCGTTTGCAAGCTTGATGTTCTTGATCCCTCTAATCTCAATTGCATCCTCAAGGAATATCTGATCTCTTTGAAGTGAAATCTGAATATCTCGCTCTAGGGCATCTTTTTGTTCTTGATCTGGCTCAAGGTCGATAGATATACCAAAATCATGTAGATATAAATTCTTAATGTCTTCAAGGATTGCGATGTTATATTTGCCTATTTGCATAGCAAACTGTTCTTTAAAGCTCGCGTATTCAAGTATGTCAGCAATCCTTAATGAAAGACATAATGCCAATCTTCGAACTGTCATTAGTCTACCGTCAAGTACATGCTTGGTAGCAGTATTACTGTTTAATGCGGCAAGCTTCTGAAGTCCAACCAATGAATCCTCATTTGGCATTGACCCATCACGCGCTTCATTAAGGCCAGTTACATCGCGGATCATATTCAAGTTAAAGTTGTATGAGGCAATAAGACCTTGAATCTTACTTTGTCCTCCGCTACTATTTAATTCTTGAATTGGTACTCGTCCGTTATTAAATCCACCTTCTTCAGTGTAAGATCTACCAACTACCGATCCAGTCTGGAAGTATAGCTTTAATGCGTCCTCTGGATTGTATGCAGCTCCACTTCCTAAATCGACTTCATTAATACCGTCAGCATCAATAAATACACCGTCAGGAACAATTCTAGCCTTAATTTGTTGTAGCTTCAAGTGATCCAATTGGATACTATCGGCAAAAGGAATCATTCTCTTAACTAAAGAGTCGATATTTCCTTTGTACATTCTTGGTGCAAATCCGATAAAGTTTGGAAGAGGTCGATTAGATGGAGATTTAGGTCGTACCATATTGGTAGACATCTCCCACTTAAGGATCTCATTTGTACCTGCAACCATGATCCCAGTATACCAAACTGGCTTCAATATATCAATAACTTCAAAGTTTTCGTTTTCCTCTGGTGAGAAACTTGAGTCCTTCTTGATTATTTTGTTTCCTCCAATCTTTGTCTTCTTGTTCTTGTAGACAAATCGCTTGTCCATAAGATAGTTGAAGTGAAGTAATGTAACGGTATCTTTCGAGAAGATATCATCTTGGTACTTACTTACTTCTGGATATGCGCTTAGCCATGACGTTCCATATGATTTCAATTCTTTTAATCGATCAGGAGTCAAGTCTGGCTTGATTTTTAATAGTTCTGTGTAATGGACTGTATCAACCTTGCCAAAATAGAAGCAATCAGAAAAGTCTGGCTTCTCTGTATAACTCCATACCATTTTAGCTGGATCTTCATACGTCACAACAACTCCATTTCCTTTCTGGAAGTCATGACTTACGAAAGATACTCCAATCTCTACCTGATCCTTGTCTATCTGAGACTGTATAAGTTTAAAGTCATTTAACTCAAGTACGGTGTCAAGAGCAATTTCTTCTGCAATTTCAATGGACGGCTTATATTTAAGCTCCATATATAGCGACATCTCATCATCGCTTTGAGGCAATTCTTTTGGATCTACATTAAATGCATTGATGCCGAATTGCTGTTGAGTTTGAAGTAAGAATTCCTTAGCGACCATATCTGCCTCGACCATATCTTGGAAGAGGTTTTTCTTTTCTGCTGAGGTTGAGTCTTGAGCTGTTGCCTTGATTTTGTATCCTCTTTCAGACATTCCGTTTACAACAATGTCAACAAACTTCGGGATAATCGGTACGACATCCCAGTTTAGGTTCATATAAGACAAGTCTCCATCAACGGACATCTCTTTCTTATATTTACCTATCGGTTGATTCCCTCTAGCGTAAAGTCTTAATCTGTGAAACTCAGCTCTCTGACTGTAGTATCTACAGCTACCTCCATCTTTGTTAAACCATTCATGCTGAATAGCTTGTCCGATTCGTAATCCGAACTCAGGTGTATCCTTTTGACTCTCTGATATGTCGCTACTTGGGAATGACTGGGGAGTTAGTATGATTTCTGGCTTCATTTAATTATCTCGCTATTGTGACCATTATTGTTGTATTTTACAAAGTTAATGGAAATTTTCGACTTTTTGGTTTGAGGTCTAAAGCTGTGTCTTCTAACCGCCATGATTGCAAGTCCAGATGAAATGGATGCATCATGCTTGGTTCTGTTGGATGGAGTGAATTTAGCCCAGTCTTCTAGAGTCTTATTGAAATACATTTCCCCACAAAATTCTGGACTTCTGTATTCGCCTTCTGTGTCATATCCAACATACTGTTCAATGTATGATCCAATGCCAGCAGCATGAGTCTGTATCATATCTTCCGACGAGTTAGGTACACCACCGAGTTCTTTCTCTGTTGGAGATAGTTTTTCGAAAGGCTTGTCTGGGCGATTGATCGAATACTTTCTATATCCTCTGTTTTTGAAGTGATATAAAAGTCTTGCCTTATTGTTTTCCGCAAGTATTGGCATGCCGTAGAAGTGACAGGCCATGAGTACGTCCTCGAAGAATATCTCTGCAGTTGCTGGACGCGCGATATACTCAAGGAAGAAAAAGTTAGATGGTACCGATGGGTCCATGTTGTATGAGGTAAGTCCGTGAAGCGCACCATTTGATCCGCCTCCTCCTACTACACCAGAAATGTCATACGGGTCACATCCAAAGGCTCCTAAGTCTTCATTTGCTGGATGCTTTTTGCCTTCCTTCATGATAAACCTATTCTGCATATCCTTTGGTGGAATCCACGATACTAAGAATCTGCCTCTTGGATCTGGAGTCCAGATAACCTCAGAATCTTGTACTCCTCCTCTCCATGAAAAATAACCTCGCGTAAGTACTCTGTCTCGCATTAGACCTTCATTACTGTCGATCTGCTGATATATCTTTGTTAAGTTATAGATTGATGCCTTCGACTCATCTCTGAACGCGTGAGATTCAGTTCTTGGGTATTGTCTGTATTGCTCATTTAATGCATCTGGATCTGACTTTAATGCTTCAATCTCATTATTCCAGTATGTAACAACTCCGATCTCTATCATTCTGCCGTCAATACC